CTCTCTGAAAGAAGCTGGCGAGTGTCAGCTGTGTAGTAAACAGAAGCAATCGGCTTATTCTTTTTGGACCTACCCTTAGTATCTGTGCGCGGGAAAACAGCATGGACGATCGAATGCTCCTTGTAAGGATCGTTTTCAATGTCTTTTTTTATCTCTTTAGGGCAGTTTTCTTCCCCGAACTGCATCGCAATAGCCCGCGCAGTCAGTTTAAACTTGCGGTAAACCGTATCAACCCTACCATCTGGGCTTTCAGAAATGCAAATTTCAGCAATATGACGCGAAGAAAAGCGCAAACCATCGTCTGCACCCTCAACATAAAACGCTGCTGTGCCAAAAACAACGAGATCATAGTATAGTTCGTGGATCTCTTGCTGAAAATTGGACCTGTGAAACGCTTGGTACATCTGATCTATGCAGGTTTCTAGCCATTCGTTCGCTTCATCGCTCTGCTGTAGGGCCGGATTGCGGAAACGCATGGCGAACCAAGGTGTGCTGGGGCTGGTCAACATGCCATGAAGGCTTGACGCAAGTAACTCAACGGCATGAACGGCTGTGCCATCATACAAAAGCTCTGTTCTCTTGTCGCCCTCAGTGCGCTTCTTGGTAATGTCTGCCTTGCGTGGCAGCATATAGTCGGCCAGCTCTTGCCAATGGCTTTCCCACTGAGACCGCTGCGCCTGCAATGTCTTATATCTGCGATCTAACTGCGAAATCATCGGCGATATTTCGGCCATTATGCCACCATCCCGTAACTATTCATTAAACTTTTACGTTTCTTAGACTTGTTCCCGCCTTCAGTGCGGCCAGCCATGCGTTGGTTTAACCGTTCAATAGGGTCTACTGAAGCAGCTTTGTTAATTTTAGCAGGCTGAGATGAGCGTTTGCCCATTGTACCTGCAATGTTTTTTGGTTTGCGGTTCATCATGCGATCAATCCACCGCCCAATCCGCGACGAGGCCGAAGAATCGGGGAGCCTACTTCTGTCAAAAGCCCTTGGGCGCTAGTCAGGATCGTTGATCTGCGGCCCCTTTCATAGAAACTAATAGCTTCAGTTTCAGCAGGGCCTTGGCTTTGCGTGGTCGCAACAACTGCCTCTGCTACACCCGAAGCCGCCGTGCTCTCGCTGGTCGTAGTGGAGCCGCCGGTAAGAACCCCGCCAGAAGTTGTTGTGCCAGGAGCAACATCAACAACTGCTTCGCCCGTTTTGGTGTCTACTACATCTGTTATAACGCCACCACCGCCTAGCAAGGTTGTAACCTCTTCCCCAACGACATCCTCTGTAAGTTCAGTTTCAACAGTCGTGTCAGCAGTGTCTGCAATAACGTCCTGCAAAGCATCAACATCGTTAATCGTTGTGTCAACACCGCCAGTTGCAGCGGAAATATCTACTTCGGTTTCGTCTGTGTCTACGGTATCAACCGGCGCGACATAGGGGGCCGCGCTTGGCGCGGTCTGGGCTTGGTTCATCATTGAGTTTACCCCAACAGCGGTGCCAACGCCGACAATGCCAGCGGTCAAAGCAGTAGCGCCGACCGCTGTGGCTACAGCCGCAGAGCCAAGGCCCGCTAGTATTGGAACTATTACTGCCATATTCTATCTCCTACGCCGCAAAAGGATTGTAATCCATCAAGGCTTGCCGTTGAGGCGCTCTAGTATCGCCTCTGCTTTCTCTGAGACCCACCGCAAGATACCTAAAAGCATCCGCGCAGTGGCTTGACCAATCGTGAACAGGCGAAGCCCTAAACGTCCTAGACCGCTCGTTATACGCTCTGTGATACTGACGCAACGCTTCCAAAGCATGTTTGCATTTGTCACGATCAAACCAGACGCGGGGGATAAGCATCTTAGCCGCATGTAAGCCATCCTCCACAGGAAGCTTGGGAACAACTCTGAAATTCAAACCAAGATCCCATGCGACCTCTCTTCTACTTTTCCCAGATCCTAACTCCCTCACCTCGATGTCGTGAGGGGCGTTATGATCGCCATATAAATACTTCTTAGAAGCAAGAACCTTGCAATAATGCGGCAGTCCTTCGCCCCTAGCTTCATAGTAGTCTATCACATGTATAGCACGACCGATAGTCTGCGTGAAGAAAATTGCTGTAGAATCACCAATACCAAGATCCCACCAGGTATCTACCTTCACAGAAGGGTCATGCGGAACATTCGCAATCCGGCCCTCAGACTGAGAAGCCTCAAGCTCCTTGCCATAGATAGCGCCAGGAACATTCGCGTTCCAACTGCACTCAAATTCTTGGGCATACTGATCCGCGCTCATCATATCCCGCGCAGCAACCAACTCTTCATCATCTAAGATACCCGTTTCACTAGCCTTGTACACAGCAGCTAACCAATCATCATTCGCCGCCGCCTGCTCATAGTAATCAAAGAAAGCGTTATGTCCCTTCGGAGTACCCACAAAGATACAAAACCCCTTGTGATCCGAAAGAGCGGGACGCAAGATCTCTGGAAACACGCTCTCAGGCATGTCAGCAACCTCATCCATCACGCAGCCCATAAGATAGATACCACGAAGACTATCAGGGTTCTCAGCGCCCAAAAGGCTGATCCTTGCACCGTTAGGCAGATCACATCTCAATTCAGTCTCATGGAACTTTACGCCAGGTATTTTGCCACTGAACTGTTTTATATAATCCCAGGCTACATTCTTCGCCTGGCGATAGGTGGGTGCCATATAGGCATAGCGGGGGTTAGGCTTATCCGACATTAACGCATGGCGAAGTATATGATTAATCGCCCATACAGTTTTGCCAAACCTACGGTGACAAACAACAACGCCCCAACGCTTCTCCTGCATCTCGTCGTGAAGCTTTAACTGCAATTCCCTGGGCTGGTACGGGATCTCAATGTGCATCAGTGCCTAACCTCCGGCTCAGGAAAATCTACTACCTCAAGGTTCTGCAATATCTGCTCGTATATGTCTATAAGCAATACAGCGCTCTCGTAACGCACAGCCCTCGTAGAGCCCTCCACAACGCTGTCTCTGAGCACGTTAATGTGTTGCATGAGAGCTTCGCTTTGGTGTGTCATACAAGGCTTACAGGATGTGTGTGTGAGTCCCTTGGGCAGGTATAATACAGCAGTAGTAGCGGCGGGCGGTTCCGCGGGGGGTGGGGGTCGGGCGTATTGACAAAATTGACTTGCAGTTTTGCACTTGCGGGCCGCATTGCCACAATGCAGCGTACTAATTTAACATAATGCTGATTATGCGTCTTAGCTCTTATCATTAAAGCCCGTGCCGATCCATTCGCGCGCGTAGATAGGACACACAGGATGTTAGCAACTGTGAACATTCAGTGCTTCACAACTCTTTTCTCTACAACGTCAATCACCTGGTCCACTGCCGATACCTCTAGGTCTTTACCTGCCCAACTAATTGTAAAGCCTGCGTTCTGTGGCTGATCTTCCTTCTTGTCTCGTATGCCGAATGGCTGGTTACGCGCGCTTGTCCATTTGAGTGTGTCTATCTCTAGGCGTCTTCGTTGGACTTCTGCATTGAGTTGTCTGGGGTCAACATCAGCCGGTAGCGGAGACATTGCTAAACCGTTAAGCTTGTCTGCATAGTATTCTGCTTGGAGTATTCTGCCTTTGCGGTACATCTCCCACATTTCATCGTTGTCCTGCACTGATCGCGTAATGGTGCGATATGATGGCAAGCTCTCATCCTTTGCTATCTCCACAAGAGTTTCACCTTCTGCCAGACGATCGCAGATCTTTTGCATTATTTGGGCCGTGACCTTCTTTGCTGGCATTTTCTTTCTTCCTGGTAAAGACACCCCGCCCGAGGGCGGGGCTAGTTGTTGAGGTAACACAAGCCACAAAGGAAAAGCGGCACGAGCACGGCCATAATAGCCTAGGTAGGTCACTGAATCAAGTGCAACGCTGCTTGTCTGCCATTGTTAAGGCGCAGCCTTTAATTTTTTCTGTCTTTACCTATTGACAGCATCTGTCAAGCATATTAGGTTAATTGCATGAGATGGCACAAACGCCACAAACTTGGAGAGTAACAATGCAAACGATCATTACAAAATATCTTGGCCCAACAAACCGTCTTGGATCACGCTATAAGGCCACACACACTGGCAGTTACACATCTGTCACTTTGGGTGCTGACTACTCAATAAACGCTGAAGCCAACCACACGGAAGCGGCTTTGGCTCTTGCAGAAAAGCTGGATTTGAATGGTGATTACATAGGGGGCCACACTTCGGAAGGCATGGTTTTTGTAAACTCTGGCCCAATGTACTGCTTTAACGTAACCAGCAAAGAAAGGGCAGCATAATGAAACTAGAACTAAAGAACATCAAGCACACTGCGTGGGCTAGCGAAGAGACCCACTGCTACCAAGCCAGCCTTTATGTAGACGGGAAGCCTTTGGCTATAGTGAGCAACGATGGACATGGGGGCTGTGACCGTCACTATGCTCACCCTAAGTTTAAGGGCGATTACCGCGAAACTATGAAAGCAATTGACAATCATTTTGCATCTTTGCCGCGCACTGACCCTTGCGAATGGTGCCCTGATGGCTTGGCCCAAACGCTGGAATTTTGGTGCTCAGATCAAGTGAATTACTTTCTTTCTTCCCGTGAACTAAAGAGCAAATTAAAATCGCACGTTTTGTTTAACCTCAAAGACAAGGACGGAATTTATCAAAGCAAAGTGCGGCCATCAAGAGCGCATGCGTCAATCATCTTGAACGACTTACCATTTGACGAAGCTTTGACTTTATGGAGTGCAAGCGCATGAGCAAAGGTATAGTTTTAAGTCTGTATGACTTCACAGGCGAAGCACTCAGGCCATGGGCTGATGCAGGTTACACCTGCTACGCCTTTGACATTCAGCATCCCAAAGAGGGGCGCGTTGATCATGGTATTTGCTATCAACATGCTGACCTGCAAGATCAGGATACACTAAACGCTATTCAATCAGAGTTTGGTGACAAGCCCGTAGTATTCGGCATGGCCTTTCCTGTTTGTACTGACATGGCGGTGAGCGGTGCGGCTCACTTCAAGCGCAAGGCAGAGGCCAACCCTTTCTTTCAAGCTGATGCAGTAGGACACGCAACAGCAGTGGCAAGAATGTTCAATGGCATGGCTATCCCTTACTTTATAGAAAACCCTGTGTCAGTGTTAGCCACCATGTGGCGCAAGCCTGATTATTCGTTTCACCCTTACGAGTATGGTGGTTACATCCCTTACAGCGAGGCGGATCATCCGCGTTGGCCTGAGTACATCGCGCCGTTTGATGCGTACAAAAAGAAAACATGCCTGTGGACGGGCGGCGGGTTTGTCATGCCTGAAAAGGTTGCTGTTGATTGCGAGGTTTACCACGGGAACGGGTACAGCACGGCGATGATGAAGTTGGGCGGCAAGTCGCAGCGCACTAAAGACATCAGGTCTGCAACGCCAAGGGGCTTTGCAACAGCGGTTTATCAATCAAACAAAGGAGACAAATAATGCAAACTTTATGGCAAACAGCAACGCACGAAGTTGACTATCACGCAGGTTACCTTGTGATTGCAGAGAGCGACACGCAGCAAAGCTTTGTTGTGCAGCTGACAGACAACAGCGGGCGCAACGTAACGCGCAAGCAATTCACAAGCGCAGCAAGATCACACGGCATCGACCGAGCTTGCAGCACGTTCAAGAAACTAGCGGGGCGAGTGCAATGACAATGACAACGGCACAAAAAAATTCCCACAAACTTAATCTAATTGCAGAGGCTGGCAGCACTTATTGCGTTCGAAAATACGCAAGCGCATGGGTGCCTGTGGCGGTAGTGGGTGGCAAGGTGTTTACCGGCCCACATTGCAGCACCTCAGGCGGTGCCATGGATCGTGCAATCAATCTATGCGCCGCCCGTAGCGCAGCAGTTCTGGAGGTAGCACAATGAGTAACTGGAAAGAGATCATCGGAGACATTATCGGCGTGGCCTGCCTGTTTGGAATTGGCTACGGATTGCTATTTGTCCCCCTGCTGTTCCAATAACAGCCCTAAACATTGCCTGACAGCCACGGAGAGAGCCGCTAGATGCCGCTCTCTCTTTTTTGTGTCCCGACATAGCCAAACACATTTACCGCTCTTCTAAACGGCTAATTAAACGATCAAGATAAAACCTGCATTTGCGCAGATCCTCCAAGCCGTTCTTGCTTTTCCACCGCCAAAGGTACTTGAAAGCATTTTGCCAGCAATATCCATCATGCAAATCTGTTGGCAAATCAGATGCAGATCCCTCAACCATCGACGCCATTGCATCGATGCATTCAATCGAAGAGCTTGCATAATGCTTTGGCTGGTCAACGGGGTCAAACTTGTTGTTCATAATATTCCTCAATTTGTTGGCAAAACTGAGCTTGCTCCATTGGTGGCAGTTGGTCTAGGTGCTTTGCCGCTTGCAAGAAGTCTTGGTGATCTAATCGCTTGCGCAGCAGTCGAATAACTTTCTGCATCCGAAACGCCAAAGGGTCAGCCATAGCAGCCTTTCCAGCTGCTTTGTATTGCGGTGACATTTTGGTGAGCATTCGCTTTATAGCTATAACATTATAGTTATTAATAGAGTTATTTATTGCTATACTGTTATTAACTGTATCGTTATTAACTTCACTGTTAT